GAAAGCTGCGGGTTGAGCGCTAGGGCACCGCTGGTGCCGCCGAAAAGTTGCAGCAGTCCGCCGACCTGCGTTAGCCCGCCTTCGACATTGCCCGTGCTGGCCGCACCGGACAGCGTCTCCACGGCGTTGCCGGCGACATTGCTGGTTTTCTTCCCGCTCGGGGCACCGATCGTTTCTGCCTTTGGCTTTTTCTTCTTGGCCATGAGATTATTCCTCTTCTTTCTGTTGCTTGATTTCCACCACGTCCACGCGGGCGATGAAGTCGTTGAGTTGGCCCACGGCGTATTCCAACAGCGTGCGGTTGGCGCTCACGCGGGCGGCGGCGTAGGCTTCGATTAGTTCGGCGAGTTGGGGTTTCATGTTAGTGCAGATTGACCCAGCTTCCGTTGTAGACGCGCAGCTTGTTGGTGCTGCTGTTGTAGTAGACATCGCCGGTTTCGGCGCCTGCGGGGTCGGCTGAGAGTGGGACAAATCGGACTTGGCCGGTGTCTTTTATGTTAAAAAGATCCGTAGAGTTTGCGCCGCCAACAAGCCCGTCGTCTGTTTTACGGAAGTAAAAATGAAATGGACCACCGGCCTTTTTGACAAAGGCCAAATGCTCCGAGGTTGTGCTGATGTAGCGGAAACCTGAGCCTGGGCCTAAGTGGATTGAACCTTCGACGTTAAGCCGCTGGCTCATTGTCGTCGTCCCAATCCCCACATTCCCGCTGCCGTCGATACGCATGCGTTCGGTTGTTTCATAACCAAAAGCCAGAAAATCATTACCCAATGTCCCAGCCTCAATGTAGGCGCGAGGACTTGCTGGGTCATAAGCGAACTGAATGATGGCGCTATTGGGTGATCCACTTGTTCCGGTGCCGTCGCCGTTTTGAATAAGTAGCCCAACCTTGGAACTTTGGGCTGCTGCTGGGGCTGCTACAACTGCTGTGTGAAACTTTCTTGCTGGCGATGCCCCAATCCCCACATTCCCGCTGGCGTCGATGCGCATGCGCTCGGTCTGCGAGCCAGTGGTTCCTCCTAAAATTTTAAAGGTTCCTCCGGTTCTGTCATATTGCAGTTGAAAGTTGCCTTCTCCACTGTTTGGCCCGCCAAAATTAAGCGTTGAAATAGTGTTGTTGGAAAAGTCGGCACCAATACGATCTGGCGAGCCTGTCGCAATCGAAATGCCGCCAGCCGCCGGAATAGTCACGCGGGTCGTATTATTCGTCCCAAACGACAGCGCAAAGTTGCCGGTGTTGGTGATCGAGCGGTTGGCTGTGCTGACCGTGATGTCTTGACCGCCGAAGGCTGGCGCGATCTTTGTTCCAGCAATAGCGGCAGAAGCACTGACATCAGCGTCCACGATGACGCCGGACCCGATGGCCGTGACGCCGGAGCTGTTGACCGTCACGTCGCCACTCAATGCGGTTGCCGTTGGCACGTTGCTGGAATTACCCAAAAGCACCTGTCCTGCAGTTATGTTGGCCAGCTTGCTGTGGGCGATGGCTGCGGCGGCATTGACCTTGGAGTTAGTGATAGCGCCGTCTTCAAGTTTGCTTCCAGCAATCGCCGCATCGCTCTTGATGTCGGCATTGACGATGTCGCTGACAGTGCGGGCGTCGTTGAGCTTGGTCGGCGTAATCGTGTCGCCGGAGGTGAAGGTGTAGTCGTAGGAGGCCATAGTTATGCTGCGTTGCGGGTTTCGGTCGGCGGCAAGCTCGGGCCGTGCGCTTCGATAGAGACGTTGCGGATTTCGGGCCTGCTTGCCGTGGTTTCAAAGATGAGTTCTGCGTAGTGCGCCTTGGCGCGGATCGGCTGCTTGAGCGTGTAGTCTTCCGCCAGGCCGGACGTGTTGGTCTGCCCTGGCACCAAAGTAATCTCGTTGTCGGGGTTGATCGTCGCGGCCTTGACCACAATGCCCGCGGTGTCCGGCAGGACGACATCGGCGAGGCTGCGGACGAAGCGTTTGGTTGACATGCTGCCCATGCCGTAGCGGCGGGTGCGGATGCTGCCGATCACCGGGCTGGTGCCGCTGTTGACGGCGTTGTCGTCCAGTGCGCTGTCGTTGTCTTCGAGCAGATACAAGTTGCCGCTGCGTGGCACCGAGAAGACGCGGCGCTGGTTGTTGTAGGTGCCGACGAGGATTTGGTTGACGCTGGCGCTGGACGGATAAGTGTCCCGATACTCCCAAGAATTATTGAGAGCGTTCCAAGCGATGACCAACTGGTTGCCGTCCAGCGGGTCGGTGCTAGTGGGCAGCGCGATCAAATAGCGGTTGTTGTGCCAGATGCCGAAGGCAGATTTATCCACGCGGGACTGCACGACTTGGCTGAAGAGGTCGGCAATCGGTTCGGAGAGTGGCGTCGTGTCGCCGCGGAGCTTGAGGTCGAGGCGGCTATCGAGGCGGTAGATGCCGGCGTCGGACAAGAAGAAGACGAACTGCCCTGCGGTGACGATGGTGTTGCGCGCCGAGCAGCCGATCTCGTTGGTGAGCAAAGTCAATCCGCTGACCGGCGTATCGACGCTGAAGGCGCTGCCATCCGTGCTGCTGAATTGGTTGAGTGTGGCGAGCCAGATGGACTTGCGGCAGAAGACGAGGGCTTGGCCTTCGACCCAAGGATGCACGGCGACAATGCGGTCATCGCCTCCGGCTCCGGCGCGGAAGCTGTTCCAGAAGGGATCGTAGAGGTCGGGGTCCAGCACATCACTGATCGCCACGGTGTCGCGGTTCTTGGCAAACCAGAGGCGGTTGTTGTGGTAGGCCGCCCAGCCGGTGCTCGGCATCGTCGTGTAGGTCACGCCTTCGGACGGGATGCCAGCCGTGGCGCGGACGAAGTTGCCGCTGCCGCCGTCCCAATAAAACGGGCATTTCACTCGCCTCACCTTGATGCCTGCGGCGGCGTGCGTGGCGGTGCCGGATGGAACGGTGATGGTAAAGCTGTTGGTCGAGCTGCTGACGATGTCGTATTCGTGGCCGTCGAAGGCGGGCGTGGTGCTGCCTTCGATGCGCACGCGGGCGCCTTCGGGGTAGCCGTGCGCGGTGACGTTGACGGTAGCCGTGGTTGAGCTGACCGTAATACCCGAGGCCGTTGTCAGCTTTTCCTCATAACCGGTGACACTGCGGTCGGCTTCGCGGAGGATATACAAGCGATCAAAGGCTTGTAGCACGCTGACGGTGTCGGTGCCTTCGATCTTCTCGGCGGGGCTGGTCGGGTAGGTTTTGACCACCGGCGATTGTCCCTGCCGGTAAAGCGTGGCGCTGTCGCTTCCGGCCAGCACGATAAATTCGTTGGCGTTGTCGTAGTTCTGGCTGGCGAAGACGCCTGCGGCATACAGTCCGCCGTCATAGCTGTCGCGCACTTCGGGGCCGTTGTTGGCGAGGATGGTGCCGGTGGCCGGTGTCGCGGGGCTACCGCTGACGGTGTAGGTGAAGGTGTTGGCGTCCGTCACGGTGACGATGAAGTCGCCGTTGTAGTCCGTCTCGTTGGCGCCTCGGATGTTGACTTGGTCGCCGGTGGTAAAGCCATGGGCGGTGGCGGTGGCGGTGGCCGTGGTCGAGCTGCGCGTGATTGAGGTGACAGACACGTCGGTGCCGAGCGTAAAGTCGAGCGTGAGCGGGGCGCCGGTCGTGCCGATGGTGTCGGTCAACCGCTTGCTGCCTTTGCGAGTCGTGGCCACGCCGCGGTCCAAGCGCATGTTCACGCTGTCCTGTAACATACCGGGCGGCAGCGTCACGGGATTCAAGCGTGAAGCGAAGCCGATGAAACCGGCGTCGCCATCGCGTAGGACTGGACTTTCGAGGGGCATATTAAACAACGGCGCGGCGTCTAATTGTCGGCCGGTTGGGCATTCCTGGCATGGGCCGCGAATACCAAGGTATGACCGATGAGCCTAGCGGCGGGATGTAGGGCGAAGGTGCTGGCGCGGCAGCCGGCGCGGGGGCGGGAGCGGCGGCGAGCGTGGCGGCCGTGGCGGCGCGGTTTATTGTAGGGATATTGTCTGGCCGGCGACTGATAACGCGCGGCGGCGGGGGCGTATATGCTGCCGGTGCGGCAGGGGCTGGCGCGGGTGCGGGAGCAGGCGCAGGCGCGGGGGCGGGACTATACATATTTTGAATTTGTTCAATGGCAGGGCCAATGCCCTCCTGCAAATATCCGCCAAACAGTCCGCCGCTGGTCGGCGCCGACCCCATGATGTTGTTGCTAAACTGCACGGCTTGCGGCTTGGGACCGCCGGCGTAAGCGCCAAACAACCCGCCGCCTGTCGGGGCGGTTCCCAAAATGCCGTTTTGGCTTTGCATAAACATATTAGAATCTCCTCCACACTTGGGGGTTGGCGCGGACGGCGAGCCACATGAGCGTGGCTTTCCATCGGGGCGTTTGGTCTTGGATCATTAAATCAAACATAAGGTCGTCGGCTTCTCGTCTGGTCATGCGGACGCCATCGGCGACGTGGCCGAGCTGGGCGTAGATCCAGTCGTGGATGATGACCGCTCGGTTGTAGGGGCCGTAGCGGTGAGAGATTGCGGTGAGCGGAAAGGGGACAGTAGCCAAGTCAGTCTTGAAACCGCTGGGGACTTCGATGAGGACACCTTCCCAGAGGCAGCACACCGGGCGGGCCGTGACCCAGTGGCGGCCGTCAAAGTATAGAAGAGGATTCTCATGGCAGGTCATTTGCTGGTCAGGACGTAGGAAAGGGTTTTGGCGTTGTTCCTTTTCAGCTCGCTTTCGACGAGGGTGATAAAGGCCGGCCACTGGGCAGGCGGCAGGACAGAACATCCTTCGCTGCCTGGCCCTCTGGTGGCGGGGCCGCCTCGATGCACGTTGATGCCAAACCAGCCGGTCTCTTCCTTGTCGTCGCGGAGGACGGTGACCGGAGCTGCCTGGACCAGAGCGCGGTAAGGGTTGCCGCGCCGAATGCCATGAAGTCCGAGTTTGTATTTCCACACGCCGGGCTTGAGGACGGCATAGGGCTTCTTGATTTTGGGGTTCTTCCCGTAGCGGTCGGGATCGACCGAGGCATTGAAGGTGGCGTGCACGTCGCCGCCGCTGCTGATGAGGATGAGGGCGTCGTCGTAGATGCCGCGCGAGTTGCCGGGCTTCTTGTCGAGCTTGCTGTAGTAGCCGCGCACGCCGACCAGGCAAACGGGATCGCTGACACCGGCGCTCTTTAGCTGGCGCTCCCTCTC